AAACATTAGTTTTTTGCAGTTCTATATGCCCTGCTTTTTTAAGATACTTTAGTATAGGTCTAAAAACATTAGTTACTCCCTACTTTTGTAGGGGGGTTAGCATAGATAGGGTCTACTTTAGTAGGGGGCTTGGTACCGTTAAAAAAGGTGGGGAAATTCTTAAAGGACTATAGTGAATTGGGATATTTTAGGGTCATAAGGAAACACCCCTGTACCGTCATAAGATTAGCCTGTTGGATACCAAGAAGGAAACACGGGGGAAACACGGGGGAAACAGAGGGTAGACAATTAGATAGTAACTATAATAAAAATAATAAAGAGAGTGGCAATGAGTCTCTTCTCTCTTTTGATAAATATCAAAAACAATAAGGGTATACTTTTGTAGGGTGTTATTTTTCTTTTTAAACCGAAAGTTGTGGAAATAGTAGTATTGTAGTATAAAATACAGTGAATAGGCGATTTTTTTTCTTAAATTTTGCGGTAAATAGGAAACGATATCATAATGGTATCATTTTTATATTTTAAGGGTTGGGTTAAGCCTTTATTCTTCTTCTATAAAAGAACCCTTCCCGGAAGCCTTTCATAAAGGGTTAAGTAAAGGGTTAGTGAAAGGCTCCCTATATGTATATGTATATGTATATGTACTAAGCATAGTGTAAGTAAAAGCGCGCGCGCGTAAGAAAACTATGAAACTTTTATATAATTATTGTGTACATTTGAAAGTGCAAGTACAATGTCGCAACAAAACTTTTGAGGTTTACAGAATTTCAGAGGCTGACGATCTTGGCATAAAACACTGCAAGGATTGGCGTAAGGCTTCCAAGAATGATTGGATTCTTGCGGATGACGGAATAGTTTTACAGGTATTAGGCAGGCGGAAATATGACACAGGAAGAAAAAAGGATATTTATTTAATCCGGACTGGATATGGTGAAACACCCACATACAGAAGGTCAATTTTTGCTTGCAGGCAGCCCGATTACGAGTGGGATATCAGGTATAAAAAAGGCTTGGTCAGNAATGTTAAGCCTACTGCGCTACAGGGCGCTTTCATTCAGCAGCTTATGGACAACTATGAGCCTGATGAACGCGGTTTGTGGAAGATTCCGCACATTATCGATGCTTATATGTCTGTTTATTGCGACAATAATCCGTCAAGNTCACTTCGTCGGGCAATGGCAATACTACGAAAGGATAGCGTGAAAGAAGTTATGGCAGGAAAAATGAAAGAGCGTTTGGAGTTAGTCGGTATTGATGATGAATATGTTGCAAAAAAGTACAAGAAATTTATTGAGGATAGTGGCGCACCTGCCAGTACACGCCTGCAAGCCCTGAACAGGGTGAGCGATATCATGGGCCACGTTGAAAAAAAGGAAAATACAACAGAACAAACTGTATTTATGCTCTCCGATGGTGATAAGAAGCTGCTGGCACAGCATAAAAAACAGCTCCCGGATAGAGAATTAGTGGATATTATCACAAATGGCTCAAGTGGAACAGAAACAAAGAACATCAATTCAACTTAAAGAGGATATTGATAATATTCGTGTTGGGTTTATTTGCATTGAAGGTGATACATACAGCATTTCACCTGCAATCACAGCCTGTATACTCGATATGCTGAACGAAATAGAGGAACTTGAAAATCTATTGTCTGAATTAAAAAATCACGATAATGTCGCCCGATCTTGAACGCAAAAAAATACTGCAAAGGATGTATCTTGATCCTTTCTTCTTCGCTGAAGTGCTTTTTGGTGAAAAAAATAACACTATGCACTACCACATGAGATGTAAATCACCGCAATTCCATAAGGAAATCTTTAATGAACTCCTGCACTTGAAACAGGGCGACAAAATGGCGGTGGTCGCCCCCCGTGGACACGCTAAAACTACCCTCGTCTCATTTATTTACCCCCTGCACCAAATGCTCTTTGGCGAAGAACGCTTTGTTCTTTTAATCTCCGAATCGGAAACACAGTCCAAATACCTGCTGGAAGCTATTGGNAATGAAATTGAGTATAATAAAAAACTGCATGAATATTTTGGCAATAGAATGGGCGAAACTTGGGGAAAAGAAGAAAAAGAAGTTATCACCGGCTTTGATGAATTTGGCAAACCCTCCGGAATGTGTAAAATATTGATCCGCGGTACCGGTCAAAAAGTTAGAGGTTTGAAATATGGGCCATATAGACCTACATTAACCATAGTCGATGACGGCGAAGGTGAATCAAATACGATGACCGAGATGTCAAGGGAAAAATTCAGACGCTGGTTTAATGCTGCTGTAATCCCCGGCTCTACAGACGCTAAATTGTGCTTTATCGGAACTATTGTCGACGACAGTTCGTATTTAAACCGGATTGCTGGTCGCAGATCATACAGTAAGGCTGGAGANCGAATCGTTAAAGGTTGGAAAACACGGTTCTATCAGGCAATCCCACAAAATGTGGGCGCAGGTATATTTACCGCATCCGGCAAAGAATATAAAAAGAACAAACAAGTTCAAGTTTTATGGAAGGAGCATAGACCGTACAAATGGCTTAAAGCCGAAAAAGACAGGTTAGCCTCCGAAGGCCATGTATCTTATTTTTATCAGGAATATCAGAATATTCCTATGGATGATGCGTTTCGTATATTCAAAGAAAAAGATATTCAGTATTGGGATGGCTTCTATACCTTTGAAAACGGTCAATCTTATGTTACGAAAATATCTAAAGAAGGCAAAGAAAAAGTTCCTGTTAACACTTTTATGGGCGTTGACCCAGCTTCCTCGGAAAATAAAAAAGCTGACTATACTGTAATTATGACTATTGCAGTCGATCCGGAATTTAATATCTATGTAATCGACTACTTNCGCGGACAGGTGTCACCAATGGACGGCGCAGATCGTATATTTGCTATGTCTGATATCTATAATCCCCGGGCAATCAAAATTGAGGAAACAGGCCATGTGATGCTGGCTGACTATATCCAGCGGCGCAGTAAGGAATCTGGACGGTTTCTGAATATTAACCCTAAACAGGCTATTAAAAATAAATTCTACCGCATTAAACAAATGCAGCCGTACTTTGCATCAAAAGCTGTCTTTGTTAAAGAAACACACTNTGACCTCATCGATGAACTGCTGCAGTTTAAGGAAACAGGATCATCTAAAAAAGATACACTCGATGCACTGCGCTGGGCGCTGGACGATATGTGGAAACCAAACCTGCAACTCAAAGACAGCGTGTGGGTCGAACCGGATACAAGTAAAATAAGGGCTGATTGGGAAACCGGTCAGTTGTTCTATAGCTGATGGCAATTAATATAAAAAAATTAAACCTTCCAGACGTTGACTATACTGACGTATGGCATGATTATAAATTATTCCAATCTTCCGGCGAAGAATGGCGTTACCAAATGGCGGAAGATGAAGATTTTTATCTCGGCAACCAACTGACAGATACCCAAAAAGAATATCTTGAATCTGTGGGACAGCCGCCGGAGGCTAATAACAAAATAAGGCCGGCAGTTGAGACTGTGTTGGCAAACATAGCGGCGGCTTCCCCTGAATGGGATGTGCGCCCTGTCGGTAAAACGGATAACGATATGGCCTTCGTCTGTAATCAGATGCTCGATTGGATATGGCGGGAATCAAATGGAGACGTGCAGTTTCGTAAAGCCTGTAAAGATTTTATTGTAAAAGGACTTTCTTATTTCTATGTTTTCCCCGATTGGAATGTCGANGGTGGCGAAGGCGGTGTCCGGGTGCGGCGGTTATCGCCGGAATCCGTATTTGTTGATCCGAATACAATGCTGTCTGATTTTTCAGACGCATCTTCAATGATATTTTCCGACCTGCATACCAAGAAATCACTGATCTCTGTGTTCCCGCAGTATGAAAAAGAAATCGAAGAAGCAAGAGAAGATTACGAAGTCAATGAGCAGGGTTCCGGNAAATATTCCAGAGATCAGGTGTGGACAAGGGACGATGTGGGTAAAGATCATCAGGAAATGGTTCGTAAATATGTGCGCTTCAGTAAAGTCAATGTGCCAATGGTGATGATTACCGACGTTAATACCGGCAAATCACAGAAATTGTCCCGCGAAGGCTATAAGGAAATGGCAAAAGACGAACGCTATGGCAAACTGGTGAAAGAAAATGTCATTATGGAAGAACTTGTCTATGAAAAACATATCCGCGAAGTGGCTCTGTTCGGAGACCAGCTGATATACGATGAAGTCCTGCCAATTACAAAATATCCTATTATACCAGCCTGCAATGAACATACATCTACACCGTATCCGTCCGGCGATGTGCGCCATTCAAAATCACCGCAACGGATGCTCAATAGAACAGAGGCGCTGTTAATATCACATACCAGCGCAACAACAAATTTTAAACTGCTTTACGAGGACGGGGCGATAGATCCGGGTGAAGTTAACAAGTGGCACATTCCAAATGCGCTAATTCGGGTTAATCCGGGTGCTTTGAGGGAGCAGAAGATTAAAGAGTTCGCTCCGCCCTCCGTAAGTAGTCAGCTGTATACAGAAAAACAACGCTATGAGATGGACATTGAGCAGGTCTTCGGCGCATATAAATACCTGCAGGGTTCAGCANCGGATGCGCCGGGTTCAGTGGGCGAAGCGCAAATCGTGGATGAGGCGGTGGCAAGAAAACAAAATTGGAAAATCCTGCCGATATACGATATGATCACCCGGGCAGCAAGAGTGGCGCAGGAATGGATGCCTTCTGTCTATAATACACAAAGAATCCTACGAGTCGTTAACCCGGACGGTGAATCAAAAGAATTAATGCTGAATGAACCGGTGATTGACGATAAGACCGGGGCAGTAATGCGAATGTATGATNTACAGTCTGCAAAAGTTGATGTAAAAGTTGTGGTCGGCAGTACAAGAGCTAAATCACCAGCCGCCGATCTACAGCGGGACTTGACATTGTTAAATGCCGGTATATATGACCGCACACAGGTGATAATGAATATGCAGGGNGATATGGATAAAGCGTCCCTTATTTCCAGACATAGTGAAATTCAGCAGCTACGCGGTGCTGTTGAACAAATGGAAGAACAGCTCAAAAAGCTGCAGGGCGATATGCAAACCCGCGAAAGAGAAATTTTCCACGCCAATATGAGGGCGGAAATTGCCGANGCCACCAAGCCAGTACAACAGGCTTTGAGCAATGTTAAGGCGAACGCAAAACTTGAAGAAGCGAGACAGAGAGATGCCTCAAAAAAGGTTAAAGAGGGTGCATCTTCTGTTCTAAACGAGATTAACTCTGAAACAGCGGCTCCCGCACGTGGATAACCGCACAAAAAAAGGAGCATCGAATGGCTAATGAACAAGCACAGGTAACAGAACCAACAGCTGGAGATAACCCAACTGGTGACTTTATGGTAGACACATTGAATNAGTTTAATAAAGGAATCAGCAAAAGCTCTCCAGATGAANATCAGGTTGATGGTGATGTTTCTGTTGAAGAAAGTGCTGGCTCACAGCGGCAGATGACTGCGCAGGAACAGGAAAACTGGCTGATTGATAACAAATTTCGGGATGACCCGGAAGGCCGTGATAAATTGGCTGAATCCTATAAACAACTGCAAAGTGAGAAGGATCGTATAACAAACGAATTAGGGGATAGGGACGGCAGATACAAGCAATTGGATCAGCTGGACACATTCCTGCATGAAAATCCGGAAATTGTATCGAAACTTCGTGATGAGATCAGTAGTGTAAGTCAAGGAACCAAGCCACCGGANAAACCGGAAGATTATGATCCCTACGAGGAAAATATCGAAGATTCTTCTTCACAGAAGTATCGGCAGGCTTATGATCAGTACCTTGTTCGCTTGGGAGCAGATGAAGCCCGAAAAGAACTTGCCGGTTTCCGGCAGGAAATGTCGGCTAAAGAAGCTGTACAGGCTGAAGAAAAGGTATTGCAAAATCTTGGACTTTCAAATACTGATATTCAGGAGTACAGGGATTTTATTAATGATCCCAAGATTGTTACACCTGAAAATCTTGTCAATATCTGGCGTCACATGAGTGAGCAAAGAAAAGAGAAAACTGTACCGGATGAACTATCCAATACTCAATCTTCCGGTTCGGGAGGTCGAACGAGCCTTGCGAGTGTCAGCGGAGTTACACCTTCTCCACTTAATTCGTCAGATAAGGAAACAAATGAGTTTATGGATGGTATAATGCAGTTTTCTAATTCTTACACTCCTGACAAAAGGAAATAATAATGGCTACTACTTATGGTACTGGTACAGCGTTGCAATTCACCGATGACTCGCAACGACAGGTACTGGAACTTGGAAGTAAAATTCACTATTACAATCCCGATGTAACACCAATTCTTTCCATTTTCGGATTGAAAAGCTCTGTAACTCCCGTCCCCATTTTTGAGTGGATGGAAGATGAGTACATGATCAAGCGAACAATCAAACAGGATGTTTTTGATACCGGGGCTAACTCGGCTACAACAGCTATCTCTGATACAGCATACGAACCAACGCAAGGGGTCAACAACGGCGCATCTATTCTTAATTTTGATAGACAAGCGCAGATGGAAGGCCTCGAAGCAGGCGCTGTGTATTCGGTTTCTTTTACAGAAACTTCTGGGACTACGGCAACATTGCCTACAGCTAACACCCATGTATTGTGTGTGGCTGTTGGTGTGAATGTTGACTGTGATACCAATAATCACAAAGCTGCTCAATTCGTTGGCTGTCATACAGGTACTGTTGGCAGTGATTCTGTTTGGTATATTGAAGCTAATGCTGATGGAGTTGACCTGTTTACAGGTGACTCTGACGCTTGGATCAATCTAACGTATGTTAACAATGCTGGCGCATTTTATGATGCCGGTAGTGCGACCGCTTACTACGGTCATAACATATCTCCGACTGGCGCTAATAGTGGTTTTGGTCTTCATAACCTTGCGGATGCAGATTACTTCATCCAAGAGAATGGAGTTTCCGGAATTGCTGAAGGTGCCGCAGTTGGTGTAGAAACACGGAAAAAAGTTCGCAGACTAAAGAACTGCACACAGATTTTCCGTGAACCTTACACCATTACCGGAACTGCCAATGCTTCAAAACATTATGGCGGATCAGAACTGGCTCGGCTTCAAGCACGTAAACTGGCAAAAATCAAGGTTGATTGTGAATATGCACTGTTGTCTAATGGTGACTATTCGCTCGATGCTACAGCAGAAAATCCAAAACGAACCTTCGCAGGTTTCGGTATTGGCGATTCTGCTGGCACAGGATTTATCCAGACCAATGATGGTCGCGGTAACTCAAACTTACAAGTGGGTTATTCCGCTGGTACAATGGATGATTTGGACAGTGCGTGCGAATACATATTCCACGATCTGATTGATGGCTCAATGCGTAAAACAGTGTTTGCATCAAACAAGTGGCTGAAGAAACTCGCCTCAATGGTGCGTTTGGGATCTGGAGCTGGAACAGCAGCAACGGCTTCCTACGATCTTGGTGATTCTTCACAGGTCGCTGGTATTCGTGTGCGTCGATTCGTTGGCGCAGTTGGTGAATTAGACTTTATTCCTCACCCTCTCTTAAATGGTGCTTTAGAAGATTATGCTCTTGTGATTGACCCGGCGAACTTTGCAGTTCGTCCGTTGGCAAGTCGCGATATGCANCTTCGCAGAGATATCGTTAAAGATGGTCGTGATGGGCAAACAGATGAATGGATGATGGAGTTCGGCCCGGAAGCTCGGAATGAACAAACTCATGCTATTTTGAAGCTCTCGTAATAAGTCTGATTACTTTCAGTTAAACTGTTTGTGGGGGCGGTTTTCCGCCCCCCAAACAACAAAGAAGGAAAAAATATGCCTGATAAAACAACATACGGTACTGGCGCAACCGGTTTTTCTGATGGGCAGACAAAACTTGTCAGTTCATTGAAGATTATGAAAAAGAAACGTAAGAAAAGATTAAAGAAAAAGAAATAATGAGATATAGAGAAGCATACGAATTAATTGACGCCGCAGTCGGTAAAGCGGAACTTGGTTTTCCAGTTACGGAAACATTAAAAGCAATGTTTTTTGATCAGGAAGTGGAGAATATTGGATTGCGTTTGGTGAAAAAATCAGTNCGTGCAAGTTTTTCAGTTTCAGGGANAGAGTATGTACTGACCGATGAAAAGCGGTCTAATAAGATTTTTAAAGTTGAACTTGTAGATGGCTCTGGTTCAACAAGAGCAGTGCCTTACATTGATGATAGTGTTATGTTTTTCAGTACAGATGAGGACACAATTTCGAATATTGGCTATACATTGAGAACGGACGCAACATCCGGCAGCCTTACTGCCGGGACAAGAGCTAATCCATGTTCAATTACTGCCGCATCTCACGGGCTTGACTCCGGGGATTTTGCGATTTTCAGCGAAGTAGTTGGACTTGATTTAACTGCTACAAGCGTTAATGCGCTTAACGGTAAAAGACTCGCGGTTACAGTGGTTGATGCAAATACTTTTACCGTAGCAGTAGATACAAGTTCAGGATATGGCGCTGACGCTACAGCCGGCAAATGGCAGGAAGATACAGTAAAAATAGTCTTTAATAAAACTCCTTCATCAGACAGTTCTACTGTCAGGGTGTTCTATTACGCAAGGCCAGAGCCGAAAACGGACAATACAAGCCGGATTGATCTTCCGGATCAACTGTTGCCGGCGGCTATACATCGTGCGGTAGCACAATTAATAAATTTAGATGGTAATTTACAATTAGGGTCAGGCCATAGAGGTCTGGCTAAAGCATTAGAAAAAGAATACATGGGAACAGATAGGGCGAGAGAAGCAATGCCTGATCTTGTTCCGCAACCACTACAAGACTTTGTAGGCAAATAATGGCATCAACTTTTAAAGCAATGATAGAAGATTTAACAGGGACAATTGATTCTCGTGTGGATTTAGATGAACTGCTTGTGGCCTCTGGTGCTATTGTTGCTGATGCACTCCCAATGTATCTTAAAATACAGCACGCACGAAAGCAAACGGTAGCTGATGCCAATGGATACGATATTAGAGGTAAGAATGTTATTGCAGTTGACCGGGAGGGCAATCCTTCAACATCTGTGCCTCCGTCTATGTCTGGTAAGTTATCGGATGTAAACAGTATGCATGCAGCATCTAACTTGAATCCGATGCACTTTATAGATTCAAATAATTTATATATCAAGCCAGACCCGGCAGCTGGTGGAGATGATGATGGTCATATATTTTACTTTTCTTATCCTGCTTTTTCAGAAGGTGATGTGAGCATAAATTATTTTCCTGATGAAGCAGAATATGCTGTAGTTCTATGTGCTGCGCTAAAAGTTTTGCAGACAAAATTAAATATACTGATCCATACAGATGAAGACCCGGAACTTGCCGGTAGTATGCAGGCGGAGATTGTAGGCATTCAGACTCTATATGATCAGGAGCTTAAAAGATTAGGAGGGGGGCGTTAATGCCTAAACAGGTACATCAGATAAACGATTTTTCAGGCGGGCTGAACAATGCTAACAGTCCACGTAATATTGAGAATAATCAATTTGTTAGGCTGGAGGGATTTTCTATTGGATCGAAAGGTATTTTGAAAACTGCCGGAAGGGGCAGGCTTGCCACTGAAGATGTGCAAGAACCATATCCTACTGCTGTAGCTTCAAATCAATCAGCCGGTAATAATACTTTTGCTTTTTCAACAGATCGTCATTACAACGGCAGACAGCTTGATGGAAACTATATTAGCGGTGAGCAATGGGTTGCTCATGCTGATCATCAAGGCACAAATAAAGTGCATATATTCGGCAGGTATAATGGTGGTTATACGGTAATAAGTAATATAACAGCTGCGGCTGATGCGGTTATAACCTGCGGTTCTCACAGTTTAACAACAAACAGTTATGTGCGGTTTACTGATATTGTCGGCAATATGGGGACAGATTTGTTGAACAATACAATTCATAGAGTAAAATCAACAGCTGACTCAACACATTTTACTATTGAAGAAGATACTCAAGGAAAAACATATTCATCAGGAGGAGTTGCCAAAGGCGGTCAGCCGGGCTACATCCATGCTAATGATAAACCACAGCCGATAGATGGTGGTAATGTTCAAGGGCAGGTAGAGTATACAATGGTTGATGGTGCATTGCGGATGTCAGATGCTAATTATGGTTATACAGATGAAACCTCTAAATGGTGGGGATATATAGAAAGAACGCTGTTTAAAAATACAAGCCAGACTGATCAAGTAGTAGCTGAATGGTATGCTGAAGAAGCGGAGTGCAGTAAACCTTCGGCATCTACTTTCAAACTGGCTGAAGATATCGGTTCTACAGGTGGGGCTACTTACAGTTATGACCCGGATATGTACGGTTCGGCGAGCAGTACGGATTATTTTTATGTGGATGAGGATACCATGGATGGAACTCTTTCCAATAATCCTACAATTAAACAAATAAATGTAACTGTTGAAGTAACTGATGAATCAGGCACTGGATATTTTACCGATGTAGAGGTTCAAGTTGGAATTACCGATGATGGTTCTTCTGGAGGAAGCGCTACTTTTGATGGAAGCAACTACGAAACATGGACTTTATCAGGTAGGGGTTCAAAAACTTATAATTTAACATGGTGTGGTGCTTGGGAAATCCCTGAATCAACTGGAGACGATGGAATACTCGCTAAATTAACAGTACCAGCTACAGTATCTTCAGGCATTATAGTGGATGTAACACAAATTCAATTATTAACGCAGACAGGAACTTGGGGCAACCATGCTGATCTTGGCGGGAATAATATTCATGTTGGATTTAATGAAGATACACTGGCAGGATCGCACGGCTGGGGCAGTGATTGGGAAATCGGTGTAAGTTTACTGTATGATTATCCGCGCAGGCAGGAGAGCTTGGTTACGCTGTGTACCAATGAAACAATTGGTGGTGATTCTTTTGTAACCTTGACAGAAGGCAGAGCGCCTGATATACCGATATTTATAAAATACGATAATGATCATGGGACTGCTGCTAATAACTGGCGCAAGCGCG